CCAAGCCTTTGCTTCATCAAGAGGTTTAGAGTATTCTGAAAGCTGGTTTTTAAGTTCTTGTTCAATCTGACGCTGTACTCGTCCTAACTCGTCTTTGACTTTAATGTCATCTGATAAAGTTTCTTCTGTAACGATATAGCCAGCGTATTTCTTTTTGTAGGACTCTAAAGCTTGCTCCAAAACTTCTTTACCTTGGATTTCGATTTCAGCAGCTTTTAGAACAAAACCAATCTCTAGATCTGTTACCGAAACAAGTTCCAAGCTATCCGTTACATCTTTCAATTCTTCAGTCATTTTAGAAATCCTCCCCTTCTAACATGTCCATTTGACCGTTTTCTGGCTCTTGGTCAATTACTTTGCCTGTTTCTTCTGGAGCACCTAACAAATCAGATAGATTGTCAGATTCTGGAGGTGTGACGTCCTTTGCTCTCTTCACTTCGTTTACGTTGGAATCTTCGTTATCGGCCATAATAGCTTCCTGTAACTCAATTGAGAGAGGAGCATACTTACTTAGAAGTTCTTTGATAAGTGTTTTCTGAGCCATGGCATCAAATTCAGTTTTCCAAGGAGTTCCAGATTTAAAATCTCCAATCTGCTTGTCGTAGGTTTTAGAATATTTCTGAGCATGTGCTATGACTTTTTCTTTTTTCCAAAAAATCATCTTTCGAAATCCATTGATCAATTCCAAACTTGCAAAATATCCCTCAACCTCTCCGCTATCGACTTGCTCTTCTTTGAGGTGTAACGTGCCATAAACTTTGTCATATCGCAAAAATTCCTCTTTGTAAACGATGTCGCAGTTTATGTTTCTGATTTGTCCACTACGTTGCGCCAATTGGATAAAACCTCTGTAACCCATTTGGAATTGCGCTTCGTTTATTTTTACCCAAGTGTTCCCATGCTTCTCGTTTCTGCTATACGGTACTACGTATGCCATTCCAAGGCTTGGCTCAATCGGTAGTTTTAAAGTCGCTGCTTTCATGGCAGCGTTCATGATACTTGTATTTGTAGCTTTAGCTAGGTAACTATTATTGTTTATAATCGACAACAAACTTGCAACAAATTGTGCTTCACTCCCGTCCAATACCGACTTAAATTTTTCTAACGCCGCCGGACTTTTGAATGCTTGTTGCGGTGTCAATGTGTCGAATTTAGCTATTTCATTTGCCATTTTGTTTCCTCCTATGTATTCATGTTAATTCTGCGTCTAGCATTTTGCCTCAGGTCGTCCAAACCGTTTCTATAATCATCAATAAGCCCTAAATTGCTATCGATAAATCGCTCGACTACTCTGTTCAGCAAGTCTTGAGACGTAGAGCCTTCGAGTTCAGCTAAAACTCCAAGCAATTCTTTTTGTTTCGGAGACATTTCAATTCTGATATAACTTTTCCCTTTGTTTGAAGGTATATTTGTCATTTTCTTCTCCTTTTTCTTTTAGTAATTAAACATTGTCCCACAGTATCCAGCATCTTCTAATGCTAATCGGTTCAAATAGTGTGACATATCGCTAATACTCATTTTTCTAACCATTTTCTCGGTTAGATAATCGCCATCAATTTCTTCTCTCATTGCCTCTCTAAGTTCTTGTTTCCATTTTTTGTAATATAATCGTTTTTTCATTTCTTTCTTCCTTTCGTCTTCTTCAAATTCCAATTTTCACGCTTTAAGCGTCGATTTTCGTTTTGCAATCTCAAAATAATATCCTGTTGGTCGTTGATGATTTCTCCAAGTTCTCGGCCAAGATGAATATATTCAGCTCGCCAGTTATCAATCTCTTCGTGTAGCTCCTGAATCATACTTCATCACCCACATATCGACGTCTACCGCATCCGATATCCACATACTCGCTAGGGTCTAGTTCTTCTCGTGATTCAGGCGGTTGCATCATATCTCTGTCATAATCAAACATGAGCATACACCTTTCCAAGTTCCAGCACTCGCTTCACATATCTAGCCTTTGATGTTAGCCCAAGATCTAGCAATTCGTTTTTTTCTTCATGATTGGCCAAAAGCCACACACGGTTTTCAAGTTCAATTCTAGTCATCTTCCTTCTCCACTTCTTTATCTTCGTTGGTTTCAACTGTGATTTCTAGTCTTGTCATAGCTTCGTCTACTGACTTGTCGTCTAGGATATCCTTGAGCATGTGACTCATATCATGAAACGATTTAGCTTTGGCTCTGCCCTTTTCGCTATCAGGAACCAAACCGAGGTCTTGCATAAGTAGGAATGCTACGCTTGCGTCGTGCATTGCTTTCTGAAGTTGTTTTATTTTCTTGATTGTACGAATTGCTTTAAACATATTGTTCTCCTTTTTCGATTTGTTCTTTCATGGCAAAGTGACTTTGCTGTTCTTTGATAAGATCATTCATAAGCTCTAACGCTACCTCTCTCCAGTCAAGGTTGATTGATTTAATAGCACCTTCGAATCTGAGTTTTAACTTAGTAAGTGATTTCATTAAGCCACATCCTCCTCGTTAGATTGCTCGTTCATACCTAGAATGATGTCATAATATGAATGGCCAGCAGGGATGATATACCCTGTCAGATCGTCAACTTGAGAACCATCTGCCATGATATTTACAATCCGTGGCTCCCATTCCTTTTTTACTGTTTTCATGATATAATTACCTCGTAAAGTATTTTGCTTAGTCCCTCAATGAAATTGCCGTTCTAGAGGGGCTTTTTTATTATCCTAATTCATCCAAACTGACTTCCAGTTCGTCATCAATCCAATTGAGTTTCATCGAGTGGGTGAAACTCTTTTGTTTGCTCCAAATAAACTCCATCTGCTGAAATGATAATCTTTGAATGAAAATCATTATTTTTAAGCAGCTTAGAATATGACAGCAAATCTTCTAAAAATGCCTTCTGCTGCTCATCGTCTTTATAATTTGGTGTTTCTTCAGATCGTAAACTCTGAATATCAGCAATCACTGTCGCATCGATTTCCATGACATCTGGAATTGCTGTGATAGTGATTTTTGGTTTCTCTTCCGCAGGCATTTCCAGTCTAAAGCTAGTAACCCCACGACCAAGTTCCCAGTCATTGATTTTTATTGAGTAGCCTGACGAATGCAGACGTTGACCTTCAGTAGGTTCCTGCTTTGGTTTAATGCTTAGTTTTAATTGCTTCATGAGTACTCCTTTCCCATTTTTGCAAAGTCCTAAATTTGAAATTTCTCTCTTTTATTTATTTAGAGAAGTAGGACTTGTTGTTAATTAATATTTATTGTTAGTTAATACTTGTTGTTAGTTAATATTTATTAGTGCCTTATTTTACAACGTTGTAAAATACAATGTTGTAAAATACAATGTTGTAAAATGTAACTTTGTATTAAGTAATTGTGGATAACTCAGACTTCTTCATAGCTATCGCTTTATCAAGACGTTGCAACATAATTTCAAATTGAAAATCAGTTATTTTTGTATCTGAGAAGAATCTGAAAGTCTGAACTCCTCTCCCTCTGCCGAGGCTTTTTTTGACAGTCCGTAAATATCCAGCTTTTTCAATCTTTTTGAAATGCCTTAAAACCATTTCGCGGCTAATATTCAATCGTCTAGCTATTTCCTCTGGATAGACAAGCCAATTCTCTTTATTGCTGAGAACGACCATCAATATCCCAATTGTTGCTGGCTCAAGCTTTGGATCTCTCAGAAAATCATTTTTGACTGCAGTGTAATCATCCGTCGCATTTCTGAAAAATTAATTGAAGATTCAAGTTTTTAAAATCTGTCATAAGTTCTCCTTTCTCTTTAATCTCAAATTGAGATATTTTGTTTTAAAAAAATAATTCACTCTCTGATTTGTGAAAATAATTAGAAATAATAGATATCTCATAATCATGGAATGGAGCTTTGCCATTTTCTTTTAATTCATATTGTCTGCGATTTTTCAAACCAATTAAATCTGCCATAAAAACTGTCGTAAGTTCATGCTTCTTTCTCTCTTTTCTAAGCTTTATTTTCGGCTTCAACTCTTGCTTTTTTAACTTTTGTTTTTTTGTAAGTTCCTGCACGCACTCACCCCCTTTCAAATGTGGTATAATCAAAATAAAAATGATTGGAGAAATCTTATGGATTCTAATCAACTATTCTGCTTATTCTGCGGCTTCCCTGTTCCAAAGCACTACGATACATTCCGAGAAGACGAACACTACTTTTTGATGCGTCGTTCACATATTAGGGTTGAGGAAAATATGAACGACAAAATAACAATACAAACAATGAAATGTCCAAACTGTCATAAAGTTTCAGTCGACATCGTGGGCGTTGGTAGTCAATTTCCAAATCGTATTATGCACTTCAACCCTATTTCACTCGCAAAAGTCTATCCAGACTACATCCCTCAGGCTATCAGAAGTGATTATGAAGAAGCTCACGCTATCTTAAATCTCAGCCCCAAAGCTTCTGCTACCCTCTCTAGACGTTGTCTACAAGGAATGATTAGAGATTTTTGGGGAATTTCTAAATCAAGATTAATAGATGAGATAGATGCTTTAAAGGAGTCTGTTGACCCAAGCACTAAAAATGTACTCGATGCTCTACGAAAACTTGGAAACATTGGTGCCCATCCAGAAAAAGATGTAAATCTTATAGTGGATATTGAACCGAATGAGGCTCACAAGTTGCTGAAGTTTATAGAATTACTTATGCAAAAATGGTATATCGAGCGTCATGACAACGAGCAATTACTACAAGATATTTTAGATTTGGACAAAGATAAACAAGATCAACGCAAACCTAAAAATTCTTGATAATGTGGAGAGCACGGGTCTAACTCAAATATTAGAATGCCGTCCATATTGTAATACTGCTCGACGACTCGAATGCTATCCGCTTCAGTTCCTTCTCCTCTCAAAATTGAAAGGTGGATAACTTTTTCAACCGTCAACCCATCAGGTCTACCACGTCTATCGTGGTATTTTTCTTTTTGTTCCGGCATTTCCCTACTCCTTACTTTTTTTATCGCATCGATACTTCACTATCTGACGGATAGTGAAAGATACAATCACAAATCCTGCTAGGATTATCAATCCAGTTTCTTCACTCATTGCTTTTCACGGCAAATGATGGTACACTATCAAGTAGAGGTTGGGGCTTTTGCCCCTTTCTCTACTTTTTGTTTTGAAGCTTACGTTTGTGTTCTAATATTTGTTTGTGCCACAAACGAGCTTCTCTGACTAAGCCTAGTGCCAAGATGACGGTTGCAGTGTCCTTGGTTGCTAGGCTTTTTATGATGTGTTCCATCATTTGCCTTACCTCCTTTTCCTTAAGCTTGATTATAGTTTAACACGTTAAACATAAAATGTCAAGTGTGTTAAACAAAAAAATTTACTTTTTTTATTTAAAGATGTATAATAGATTAAACAATATGTAGAAAGGGATTTTTAAATGAAGTTAGGAGAATTGCTAAAATCATATAGAACAGAGCATAAATTATCAATGGATGCTTTTTGTGAATTATCTGATTTAACAAAAGGATATATTTCTATGCTTGAAAAAAATGAACATCCGAAATCGAAAAAGCCCATTGTCCCATCTTATGACACAATAGAAAAAATTGCTAAAGGAATGCAAATTTCCACAGAAGATTTAATTGATATGCTTGATGATGATCAAGAAATTCAAATCAACGCTACTCCAGATCTTCTCTCAAAATCCTCCATCCAATCCATCTACGACCAACTAGAACCACCTAGACAGGGCAAAGTCCTGACCTATGCCGAGAGGCAACTGAACGAGCAGAAAAACGAAGAAGAAACGAAGATAAACGAAGTATTAGAGAAAGTTGTTCAACTCTATGGTTATGACTACTACGACCACGCTACTTCTGCTGGTACTGGGCAGTATTTGAATGATGTACGAGTGGAACGGATTGAGTTGCCAGTAGATGTAGATGCCGACTTTGTTATTCCAATCAAAGGGGACTCCATGGAGCCTGATTATCAAGATGGAGACCTGGTATTCATTCAGACCAGTGTGGACTTGAATGACGGAGTAATCGGAGTTTTCAACTACAATGGAGAAGCGTATATCAAGCAACTTGTTATTGATGAAGACCAAGCTTACTTACACAGTTTAAACCCAGAATACAAGGACATGCCAATCACACCAGAGACGGATTTTCGAATTATCGGCGAAGTTGTGGATATATATCGGGAGGGATGACATGAGTAACGAAAGTAGACCGATGGAAGTGATTAAACACAGCCTAGATTGCAAATGCCACAGACGAAGAGAATGGATTAGAGTCAATGATAAGTGGCATGCTATCGAGTTTTCAGTGGATGACCCAAATGATCCACCTATGACAGAGGAAGAGAAAGCCAACGTGGCCTTAATTCTTCAACAACACTTATCGAAAGAATAAAACCAACTGTTTCTAAAATGGAAATAGTTGCAAACAAAAAAGCCCCACGCTCTCAAACTTTGGCGAGTCTGAGCGTGAGGCTAGTACTTACAAGAAAAACTTTTCAAAAGAGATTACCTTTTGAGATGTTTTCTTGTACCCATTTTATCATTTTTTAGGAAATTTTGAAAGAGGTACTACTATGATAACAACAAATAAAGTAGCTATATACGTCAGGGTGTCTACTACCTCACAAGTTGAGGAGGGGTACTCTATAGATGAGCAAAAAGCTAAACTCTCTAGCTACTGCGACATTAAAGACTGGAGCGTCTACAAGATATATACTGATGGTGGTTTCTCGGGATCCAATACTGACAGACCAGCACTCGAGGGACTTAT